GGATTAATGCGTGACTTCCAGGATGAGATGTGGGTTGGACTCGCACCATCTGGACGGTTCATTGACGACGCAGCGGAATTCGCGAAGAAAGTTGACGGCGATGTGATTCGGACAAAAGTTCCATCGCTTGATGATTTTAATAAGCTCATAACCACACTGGAGCGTGTCTACAAGCACGGCATACCGGATGTAAGCACGTTCATGGCGAGAAAAGCCGTTATCAGCACCACCAACCGTGGTCTGACAGCGTTCCTGCCGTGGAGTGGATCAGAGAAATTTGGTGGAGCTGCAGCTGGCGTACTGAGCATGGGAATGATCAAGGCGTTGGCAGGTGCGTGGCTTCTTCGTTACGGAGGAAAAGTTATATCAAGCCCTCCATCCATGCGTGTATTCAGAAACACGATTGATGATACACTTCCAGAGACAGTTAGACTGGCAAATTTTCAGAAGCTCATACTGCGTCACCCAGAGGAATGGCAGAATTTCCAAATGGATCTGCTTCAACTGGAAGAGGCACAGAAACAAAAAGACATGGGCGCAAAAAGAATTCGTGATGTACGCGGTGCAGGGGAAAAACTGAAAGATAATGTCATGAACCTCGGTGGCGAGATTCTTGAGAATGTTCCTAAGGCACTAGAGCTTTATGATAAGGTCATTCCTGACAGGATTGGAGATATTCCAATCAAGAATGTTCCCATCATAGAAAAAGGCGCCGTTGACTACGGCGTGGACGCGGCAGTTGATGCGCTTTCGGATGAAGCCGATGAAATGAGTCAGGCGACACCACAACCAAATGTTCCCGCAACGGAAGGATTTGGAGGTGGGTACGCGGCCCCAGGATCTTCACTCGCGATGAACACGAGCATGAACCCTGACGCGGCAGGCGCACTCTACACGGGTGACACCGACGCGGCACTCGCCGCGCAGTACGGTGGCGGACAGCAGTACGCAGCAGAAGGAGGAATGATGCAAATGAACCCGATCATGGACAATCAAGGAAACTACACGCAGCCACAAACAGGAATTAACGATAACCCCTTCATCAATAAAGGCAAGAATGAAGGAATACTGAGTATATTGTAATGGTAAATCCTTTTGAAGAAACTGCAATTGCAGGTGATATAAGTTTAACACCACACCAAAGAGTTCAACAAGAACGTGACTTGAGGATTGATGAAGTGGCTAATATGTATGGTGCTGGGAACTGGAGAGATACACAACAAGGATATGATGATGATCAAGCAGCTACACGTTATGTAGATTGGAAGTATCCAGTTGTACATGGTGATCTTACTGCAGGCAAACATGGTCCTTTTATGGGAGGATATGGGGCTCAGCATAGATTTCAAAGACCAACTTCAGAGTCAAAAGGACATAATGTTTTAAAACATGGATTAGATTTTTTATTTCATAAAGTAGCTCCTAAATATAGAGATATGATAGGCTTTACCCAGCCAGACTGGGTTGAGGAATATATCAATCGGGATGTACCACAGATTGATGATGAGATGTCAATGCTTGGTCTTCCTGGAACGGAAGTGGCGAGAAGCAGATACAAATCAGAATACGACAAGGCCATTAAAAAATTACTGGACAAAGGAATGAGGATTAAAGATGCAATTATAGAGCTCGCTCCACAATGGGGATCTCAACCCTATAAAGGATTCAATTATAAAATGGCTAACCGTGGGGGGCTGATGAGTCTGGTATAATGGCGGAGGAAAAAATGATACAGAACCGTGAGGACATCATCAGGATTGAGGGGCAGTTGAAGCTCATCAACCAGAAACTTGACAACCACATCTCGCACCTTTCAGCAAGGGTTGACACGATCTTCAAGATCGTGTGGACGGTCTCGTTCGGTGTGATGGCGTTGATTTTACGCGCGGCTTACATGGGGATAATGGGATGAACTACGACAAACTTTTAGAGTCAGTCAAGAAACACGAGGGATTTCGGGACACCGTGTACCGCGATACATTGAACAAAAGGACCGTGGGCTACGGCCACCTCTGCGTGGAGGACCACTGGGAGGACGGGAAAAAATATGACAAGGAATATCTGGAAGAGATTCTGGAAAAAGATTTACAGAGTGCCATTGATCAGACGCATGATATGTGTGCACACCTAAAGATTTCAGATAATGCGAAAACCATTATTTGTGAGATGATTTTTCAGCTTGGGGGGAGAGGAGTTTCCAAGTTTCGAAAAATGTGGACCGCGCTTCAAGAGGATCCACCAAATTATTTTGAAGCGCACGTCCAGATGCTTGACAGCAGGTGGGCAAAACAGACGCCTGCGCGCGCGACAGAGATGGCAGAACAAATGCAGAACGCAGGATAGTCATGGCGCAACAACTGATAGGACCAGTTCAACCAGGCGAGGGAGGAATCACAGATTTACATCCTTACAATTTTCCTGAGTGGACAAGGCAAGGCGTTAAAGAACATAAACTTGGAGATGAAAGAAGCATATATGTAACTCAAGACGGTGAAGCTTTTTGGAGTATGAAAGACGCCCAGGAACATGTACAAAAAAATTATTGGGACCCCGCAGAAATAGATCTTCCGCAAATAATTAAAGATTTAGAAGGAACAAACGTCAAGGACTTTGGGGCAATCCCAAACTATTTAATGGACAATTTTGCTGATCCAATGGATTCTTCGACGTGGAATGTTCCGTCTAGTGCTGCGAAAGCCGGGAAGGGTGACAGCGAAGATTTAACGTGGAAAAAATATTATTCTCCTGAAGATGCCACGGCAATAACCCATTCTAACATGAGTGAGTCAGACGTACTGGACTACATTGATAGGCAGTCAAAGAATCGTAAGGATCCGGAATGGCAAAAAAACTTCTTAATGGATAAGTTCTTCCCTGGAAAATTACCATGGGATAAGGAAGCAGGAAAACCTTATTATATAGAAAAACTACCCCCAGGTGAAGTAGATCCAGGACCGTGGAATGCTATGGGAAAGGAAGATTACCCAATAAAGCATTGGCCTTATCAACCTTACGCCTTTACACCTCATGAAAAAACATATGGTGTTAATGAACGAAGGAACCTACTGGATTATTACGCAAGCCAGGGAAATCCTGAACTTAAAAGAGGAATGAGTACGGGGTTTTTCCCCACTAAGTACTATCCTGAGGCTGGAATTGATGCCTTAAGGGATTATGAAAAAAAAGGAAAACTTTTTGAGCGTTACACGGATGAAGATTCAGCAGGCCATTATAGAAGTGGGACTGATGAAATAGGCTTTGATTGGGCGGACATGTATGATACTGACCTTGGGGAAACAAATTATATAGACCGACCATGGTTAACTGAAATAGCAGGACATGAAGGAATACATTATAATATGTACCCACGCGTAAGGGGGAGCAAGGCAATACAATCTAAACTTCCTTTCCCATACAATTATAAGACTCAAGATAGATGGCAAAAAGTTGTGGGCCATCCAGCTATGCATTATGTTGATAATTTATTCTTTCCTGAAACAAGAAGGAATGTGAGTGTGGGTAAAGAAGGTTTTGAAAATGTTAAATCAATAATGAATTGGGAACCCCCTACCACTGGTAGCTCATCATCAGCTCCTGGCGCAATAGATAAATGGTACGGCCCAGGACGTGGAGGAACAGGAGCATCACCAAGAGATTTTACACAAACTGATTACGGAAAAGCATATAACACTGGCGGAATCGCATCACTTGTGGTATAATGCCACGTGCAATTAATTAAGAAATATAATTACGCAGATCTTAAGAGACAGGACGGGGATGTAAGACTGTATCTTACACCGGATGGTGAAAGCTTACCGTCCGTCACGTCAGTGCTGAATAAAACAAAGGATCGCTCATTCCTGAAAAAATGGCGTGAAAGAATTGGCGAGAAAAAAGCCGAGCAAATCATTCGGGATTCTGGCAAAATTGGAACCGCGCTCCACCTATATATAGAACATTATACGAACAAACACGCCTACAAGGATATCACCAAAATTGGCAAAAAGGCCGAGGAAATGGC